TCAATTTTTCCTGCTTTGCAGTCCTCAATCATACGATTGAATTCTTTACGGTGCAGGACGTTCGTACCCGAGATGCCTTCGTCGGCATATATACCGGCGAATACCCAATCGTCGTTCTTTTGGATTTCAGCTTGAAAATCTTGCTGCTGCAATTCGAAGCTTCCTTGCTGTTGGTCTTCATCGGTACTAACGCGACAATAGGCGCACGTTCTAAGCTTAGGCTTGTCTTCGGGCGCAATCAAATCGGCTTTAGCAGGGATGACTTCCAAATCGATGGGAAGCTGTCCCGAATAGGCGAGACGGATACGTTCACGGTTGATTTGTCCCATAGTTTTTCGACTATTGGATTTGCGTGCTTTAATGCTGTTATTATTCATTTTATCACCCCCTTTTCGCCGTAGATTTGCGGTTGCAAAGCATTAAGTACATAAGAGAAGCGACCAAATAATCGGTCGCCTTGTCTCGTTTTATGAGCCTGATGTCAATGCGCAGACGGTTATTGACTGCGCTTCGGTACACGTATTACTGGAACAGCATAGGTTGATTCGAAACATCAGATTTTGCATAGTTGGTGTATCCTAGCATAAGTTCCACACGTTGCCAAGTCATTTGCCGGCTCTTTATGTCTTTCACATTTCTTTTCAATGACCCGAGAGGGTGATTTTACATTCCAACAACAGCGCACCAAAGCCTCCACAGATAGCGATGTCAGTATTATATCATCAATCGGAGGAAAATTTCGCGTTCTGGATACTACAAATCACAACAAAAGTAAAAAATATGTCCCTGATTAGGGACAAGCAGAAAAAAGTCAGTTCCAAAGGATTGACTCGCTGAATTCACTATGATATTATTTGTTTAGCGTTACACACTGTAACGCAAAGAAGGAGAGCAAGACATGCAAACCTACGACGAAAAATTATTAAAAAGGACGTTAGATTTCATACGCAAGTATCAGGAGACAGAAGGCAGGTCACCTTCATACCGCGTCATCATGCATGGAGTCAACGGATACACCGGTATCGGAAAGGTGCAACGCTACTTGAAGGTGCTAAAAGACAGAGACTTAATAGAGACAACGGCGCATGTTGGCATTGACATTCCAGTATCTCACCACGCGGGCAGATGCGAGCCGGCACAGCTTGTTGGCGCAGTTGCCTGCGGAGCACCAATACTCGCATACGAGAACGTGGAAGGCACATACATGTTGCCGACTGAACTGTATGGATGCGGAGAAAAGTTTTTGTTGAGGGCAAAAGGTAACAGTATGATTGAGAAGAACATTCATAATGGAGACCTAATAGTTGTTAGAAAGCAAAACTATGCTGATGCAGGAGAAGTGGTTGTAGCCATGATAGGGGAGGAAGCTACTGCAAAAATATATCTCCCGCGCAAGAACAAAGTAATACTCAGAGCCGCCAATAGTAGTGTTGACGAAAACGGTGAACGTATCTATAAGGATATAGAAACAAAAGAGTGCGAAATACTCGGCGTGGTAGTCGGATATTTAGGAAGAATATGACACAAAGCATCGCTGTACCAATCGAAGTGATTGTAAAATATACCGAGCAAGGACAAATTCGACCAGTGAAGGTGATTTTCGCGGACGAAATGTTCATTATTGACAGGGTATTTACGGAAAAAGTGGTACAACCACCTTGGGGTGGGTACTCAGTGTACGAATTTGCGTGTTTACTGAAGGGGAAACGGAAGAAAATTTACTTCGATAAGCAAAACAGCAAGTGGTTTGTGTCAAAAGAGTATGATTGTTATCAAAACTATATGAAAGGAGGTGTAGGTGATGTGTAAAGATGTAAAGTGTCCAATCTGTGGAAGCCTGCAGAAGCGGCTGAACTTAGAGGAAACTGGCGGATGGTTTGAGTGTACGTCCTGTGGTATGGAGGTAATGATACCAGACGAGGCGAATATGGTTACTTTTCCAGTATATACCATAGATATTGACAAGGGTTTTACTAAAAAACCCGCCTAAAAAAGGCAAATAAACGCGCGGTCACGCGGTGATAAACCGCTTGGTCAGGTCATTAACGTAATTCGTCTACGTGTTTGGAATTCCCAACCGGCACAATGTAGTGAATTAAATATAACCGTTAGATGACTAGGGAAAAGGAGTAATTAGAATGGCGAAATCTTTAACAATCGAATGTCCTAGTTGCAACATGATGCACTTTCAGGTCGCGGAGTGCAAGGATTTGGTAATACAGTGTCCTAGTTGTGGAGCAACATTCAAAGTTACTGATAATAGTGATGATGCTGTAATAAAATTTAGATTGCCAAAGTCAGCTAAAATTGCCAAGAAAGGTAAAGGTAGTGCGGGCTGAGTGCCAATACAACTGAATAATCTATGAAACCGCTTGCTTTGCGGTGGGCAGTAGGTGTGAAATACCATAAATCCTACGCACGGAAGCAAGTCAGTGTGAAGAAACTGGAGTCTATCTATTAATTAGAGGATATCAAAGCCTCACAGAGCGTTAGCCAAGAAACGGTTAACCCTTTGTGGGGTTTTTTAATACCCCGAAGGGAGCCTGATACACGGCAAACGCTATGTGTCAGGCTTTTTTTTATCCCAAAAAGTCCGTACAAAAAAGCACAAAAAAAATTTCTATTATTTTTTCAAAGGTGTCATTAGGTGAAACCTTTGATTGCAAAAATGAAAGCATCAAGAGCAAAGGAGGTGAGAACAGTGCAGTGTGCGACAGAGCGTCGACAACAATTATTGGAATACATATGCGATAAGCGACACGAGTCGTATGCAAATCTGATGGCAGAATTTGGAATAGCGCGTAGCACGTTGTACAGAGACCTGATGATACTGCAATGTTCTTACCCGATTTACACAACACAGGGCAACGGTGGCGGGGTACACGTAGTAGACGGATACTACATCGGGCGCAAGTATTTGAAACCGAAGCAGAAAGCGTTACTGGAACAGCTGTCAGCAACGCTCAGCGGTGAGGATGCGAAGACCATGCAAGAGATACTTAAAACCTTTGCTCTTGAAATACCAAAAAAGGATTGAGGAATATGAACAACATTCGAGACGGCACCGGCACGGTGCAAAAGAAGGCAAAGAAAGAAAAACCGATACTGCCAATGCCAATAAAAGCGAAGCTGTATCAGCACCAAGTCAAAGCGTTCAATTTCGCGCTAAAGACACTGGGAATAGGAGGTACAGATGACAACAAAATGTGATTACTGCGGCGCACCAATAGAGCGCAAGGAACCGCGAACGCACAACTTCTGCTGCCGCGAACACATGAATGCGTGGAACCGCGAAAACTGCGACTACAGCAAGATGTCCGCAGGGCATAAAGCACAGCACCTGACGGCGTTAAACAGAGCCACAAACGGTTTAGCGAAGATGCCGTACTCAGACACAAAACACGGCAACTCACGCAAAGCAAGACGCATTTTGGCGGAGTATCTGGGAAGGCCGCTGAGGGCGGATGAAGAAGTGCATCACATCAACGGTGACGAAGCAGACAACCGAATTGACAACCTTGTTGCGATGAAAAGGTCAGAGCACCGGCGATACCATCGGATGAAGGCGTTGTTCGAATACGAGTGGAGGAAGAAGCATGGCGAATAGCAAAGGGGTAGCGTTTCTAATGGACATGGGAACAGGGAAAACGCTTGTAACGATAGCGTTGGCGGGTGCGCTTCTACAACAGGGAAAAATTCACAAAATGTTGGTCGTATCACCGAAGTCAATAATGAACGTGTGGGAAGACGAATTCTTCAAGTTTGCGGACTTCGACTATCAACTAACGGTGCCGGAGGGCGACACGCAACGTAAGGCGCAAACCATAGACGGACTAAAGGCAACAGACTTTCTTCAAGTGGTAGTGCTCAATTACGAAAGCGTGTGGCGGCTCGAAGAAACAATGCTGAAGTGGGATGCAGACCTAATCGTTTGTGACGAATCAAGCAAGATAAAGAACCCGAAGGCGCAGTGCAGTAAAACGCTTCACAAACTGGGAAAGAAGTCACGCTACAACGTGATATTGACAGGAACGCCGGTAGTAAATAACCCACTTGATTTCTTCAGTCAGTACAAGTTCTTGGACGACCAAATATTCGGAGGTAGCTTCTATCCGTTTAGGGCAAAATACGCGATAATCGGCGGCTACGGCAATCATCAAATCGTCGGGTACAAGAACCTAGACGAACTGGTCGGGAAAGCGCATTCGATAGCATACCGAGTGAAGCTGACAGATGCAGTAGATATGCCTGACACAGAAGACCGAGAAATCTATATCAACCTTGAGCCGAACGCGGCAAGGCTGTACCGGCAAATGGAGCGGGAGAGTTATATCGAACTTATGAGCGGCGAGGTTGACGGAAGGAACGTGCTGACGAAGCTGTTGCGGCTGAGTCAAATCACAGGCGGATATGTGACGAATATGGAGCGTAATGCGCAACAGGTCAGTTCGGCGAAGTTGGAAGCACTTGAAGACATCGTAGACAGCTGTGAGGAAGAGCACAGGAAGGTGGTCGTCTTTGTGCGATACCTACCCGAGATTGAAGCGATACGGCGAATGCTCGTCAAGAAAGGTATTAAGTATTCGTTAGTGTGCGGTGATGTCAAGGACAGGGCGACGGAGGTAGCACGATTTCAGGAGGATGAAGACTGTCTTGTGTTCGTAGGGCAACTAGCAACTACATCAATGGGACTAACCCTAACGTCGTCGTGCGTGGCAGTGTTCTACTCGTTGGACTTCAGCTTCGCCAACTATCAGCAGTCAAGGGCGCGCATATTCCGAATAGGACAGAAAAATAAGTGCATTTACATTCACTTAATAGCAAAAAACACAGTCGATGAGCTGACGATGAAGGCTCTGAAACGCAAAGAGTCACTAGCAAAGCTAGTGGTAGACAATCCAAAACAAATTTTATCAGGAGGAACACAATGACAGAAACAAAAATGTTGGAGCTTGCAGACCAACTCAAAACACTGCGAGACAAGAAGGCGGAACTGGACTTCGAAATGAAAGAAGTCAACAAGCAAATTGAGGGTGTCGAACAGGATTTGATACAGGAAATGACGACCGAAGAATGCGAAAGCTTTAAGCGAAATGGCGTTATGTTCAGCTTGGTACGCAAGGAATATCCTTCGGCAATACCCGAAATGAAGGGCGAATTGTATGAGGTGATGAAGGAACGCGGGTTTGAACACCTATTCACCATTAACACTCAGACATTGCAGGCAACGTTGAAGGAACTGAAAGCAAACAATGAAGATGTTATGCCGGACTGGCTTAGCGGACTGGTGCAAATCGCAGAGAAACAATCAATTCAAGTAAGAAAAAAATAAGGAGATAAAACAATGAGCAAGGAATTAACAGTGAAAGAGAGCAAATACTTAGCGACTAGCAATATCGGTAACGATTTTGCGGAGGAAACAGACGGTCTTACACCTTCGTTTGAGCGAATCAAAATACCTGCCGGCGGTGGCTTGGCATTTGAGGTGCCGGGCGACGATCCAAACAGTCCTGACATGGTAAAGGAATTCGAAGCGGTCATCTTGTATCACCACCCAATCAACACTTATTACAAGGACAAGTATGACGGTAGTAATAATCCGCCCGACTGCGGCTCGATGGATGGAAAGGTAGGCATCAACACGGACGGTGAAGTAGTTGAGTGTGCAAAGTGTCCGTTTTCAAAGTTCGGGAGCGATGAAGGCGGGAAGGGAAAAGCTTGCAAGCAGAAGCGCAGAATCTATCTGCTGAGGGAAGGCGAGATGCTGCCGATTTTGATGACTCTCCCGACAGGAAGTCTCGGCGAATTCAGCAAGTACATAATGCGTTTGTTGAATAAGGGAACGAAATCCAATCAGGTGGTTACAAAGTTTTCGCTGAAAAAGGCACAAAATGCGACAGGAATCAATTACTCACAAGCAGTATTTTCGTGTGTGCGAGTGTTGGTGCCGGAGGAGCAGGCGTTTATTGACAATATGACCGCGCAAGCGAAGTCATTTGCGCAGAACGTAGACACAGTAGACGAAGTTGAGTAGGAAAAATGGGGTTGGTAGCGGATATTTCCGCTACCTCGCCCCGAAGGAGCAATCATGAAGGACGATAAAATCAACCACCCGAATCATTACGCGGGAACAAGAATAGAGACCATAAAGTATATCGAGGACAAACTCTCTGATGATGCTTTCTATGGTTACTGTGTAGGTAATGTTATCAAGTATGTATCTCGTTATCGTTTCAAAGATGGAATAGATGACTTAAAAAAGGCGGCGTGGTACTTAAAACGGCTAATAAAGACGATGGAGAAGCGGAAAAAATGAAGAAAGTATACATATGCTCGCCTTTCAGAGGGCGTAGCGCGAAGGCAACAGAGAGAAACAGACTAGCGGCGTTGACATATTGTCGCTTTGCATACGAGCAAGGATGTAATCCTTTTGCACCCCACGCATTTTATCCCGAATTTCTCGATGATACAGATGCAAAAGAGCGAAAAGACGGACTGCGTATGGCGCAGGAGTGGATGTGGGCATTTCAGGAGGTGTGGGTGTTCGGAAATATCATCTCACCGGGAATGCGAGAGGAAATTAAGCTTGCAAAGTTGTTAGAAATAAAGGTGCGTTTTTTTAACGAGTACATGGAGGAAGAGCGAAAATGAGCGACTTGTTCGAAAAGGTCAAAACTGAAATTAATATTGCCGACGTGTTGGAGCATTACGGCATCCGCATTGACAGAAGCGGCAAAGGTCTATGTCCTTTTCACAAAGACTCAACGCCATCGTTATCAATAGACAAGAGCACCAACAGATTCAAGTGCTTTGCATGCGGCGAATCGGGCAGTTCAATAGATTTTGTTGCAAAGCTTAGGAGCATTGAACCATTTGAAGCGGCAAAAGAATTGGCGGGAATATACGGCATACGTTACGAAGAAAGCGAACCTAAAAGCAAAAAGCAAATGATAAAGGAATACTTGCGCGAATGTATGGCAAATATTGGCAAAACCGACTATTTTCAGCGGCGCGGCCTTACCGCAGTAACGATAAAAAAATACTGTTTAGGGTACGACGTAAGGCACAAATCAGTCGTCATTCCGTACAGTTCCAAGTTGGAATACTATCAAAGCAGGGGCATAGAGGAGAAGACGTTCTTTAAGCCAAAAACCGAAGATGCAGGTGTCGAACCTATTTTTAACACGGAAGTATTTTCAAGCAAGAACAGGTCGCCTATCTTCGTGGTCGAATCGCCGATTTGTGCGCTAAGTATTATGCAGAGTGGCGGTGTTGCTGTTGCTACGTGCGGTACCGTAGGATGGCGTAAGGTCGTAGAAGCGGCGGGAAAAACCAAATGCGCAGGCGGGCTGATTCTATGCTTTGACAACGATGAACCGGGCAAGGACGCATCTAGAAAAATGGCATCGGAATTGGTGGAGCGAGGTATCAAGCACATAGAATTCAATGTCGCCGGCGATTTCAAAGACCCTAATGAGCTTCTGATGCACAACGCAAAGCAACTGGAAGCGAATGTGAAAGCGGCAAAACTCGAAATCAGGAAGCGTTATGCAACAGACAAAGACAGCTTTGATGCATACGACCTCGTAAACGAAACACTGGCACCTATCACCTGGATAGTTGAGAATCTGCTGCCGACTGGTCTCGCTATTTTGTGTGCGCCGTCGAAGTATGGCAAGTCATGGATGGTGTTGCAATTATGCCTAGCCGCCGCCGAAGGTAACTCCTTTCTAAACTTTAAGACAGTAGAATGCGACAGTTTATACTACGCGCTTGAAGACGGCAAAATCAGGTTACAGGACAGATTGAAGAAAATGCTGAGGAACAAAACAGCCCCGCGCGGAGTGCACTTTGTTATCAAGGCGGACACACTTGAAACAGGGCTATTGGACAAGATAACCGAAGAGATAAAAACATTCCCTAACATAAAACTGGTTATCATTGACACTTTGCAGAAAGTTCGGGGGAAAATGTCGAAGGACGATACGCTCTATGGCAATGAATACAGAGAAATGGCGGCAGTCAAGGACTTCGCAGATAAGAACAAAATTTGTGTGCTCTTCGTTCATCACCTCAGGAAAATGGCAGATGAAAGTGATGTGTTCAATATGATTAGCGGAAGCACAGCACTGATGGGTGCGGCGGACACAATACTAATTATATCGAAGAAGAAGCGTAATGACGAAAATGCAACATTCTCGGTAACAGGGCGCGACATACAGCAAAGTGATTTGGTGATAGCGTTCAATCAGGCTGAGTACAAGTGGGAAGTAGAAGGAACAGCGGAGGAGATAGCGGCGCGGCGTGAGCGCGATGAATACGAGAATAACGTGTATGTGAAGACCATCAAGGAACTGGTCAAACGCAACCCAATCAGCGGTTGGAGCGGCTCTGCACAGGATTTAATGAAAGCCGTGTATGACATAACAGGGCAAATGGTGGCGGATTCGGCGACATCGGTAGGCAAACAGATATCGAAGTTCGAGTACAAGCTTCACTGCGACGATATAGAGCATAAAGCGTCCCGCAGTTCGAGCAGGGCACATACCTTCAAGCGAATAGACCGTAGCTATCCATATTACAGACAGAACACCCTATATGACAGAGATGATGATTAAGCACCATATAGAAAACAAGTGTCGCACGTGTCGAAGCGTCGTAAATAACCTCTACGCGACTGCATGTTAGTGTCGTATGTGTAGGATGTGTCTTCTCCGACGCTTCGACACTTACGACAGATACTTTACAGGAGACGATATGAACGAAAGCGATTTGGTTAAGAAAATAAAAGATTACCTGAAAACCGTTGATGACTGCTTTTACTGGAAAGAGCACGGCGGGCAGTACGGTACAGCGGGAATACCCGACATAATTGTATGTTACAGGGGCAGATTTATAGCCTTTGAATGCAAAGTCGGGAAAAACAAGGCAACCGCTCTTCAAGAAATGACAATAAGGAAAATATTGAAGGCGGGCGGATACGCACTAGTAATAAGGAGTGTGGCGGAAGCGAAACAGGTTATTGAAGCATTCAAAGAGGAGTAAACAATGGAAAAGCAGGAAATAGTGAACAGGATTATTATCACACCGGAAGCAAGGGTGGATTACTACGAAATAGACCACGATGCGGTGCTTCCAATGCGTGATATGGTCGAAGAACTAAGTGAATACATAGACAATATGAATAAAAGCGGGTTTCTTATATGGCAACACTATTTCCGTGCGAAATACTTCGACGAAAAAATAGGGAAAATGCTGATGGTGTTTTGCTATCGTGGCAAGGTGGTGGACGGAATACAGCGATGGGTGCTGAAAGGCATATGCGAAGAAACGGACTGGTCGGAAGAACTGGAAGACTGTGGGCAAATACGGTCTTGGTTGATGTCCGAACTACATTCTACCGATGAATACGACTGGGTAGAGGAATACAACAAAAGACGCGCAGAGGAAAAAGCGTATCAGGACGAACTGGACAGGGAGAACAAAAAATGCAGACGAAGGAAACTATAAAAGAGGTTTTGAAGAACTATCACGCTTTAGAAATAAAGCGGAAGGTGTTTGCTTCTGCGGGAAAGACATCTCCCGAAATTGCGTTGTTCACGCTGATTCAGGAATGTATTGCCTCGCTTGGAGACGAAAGCAGGGACATAATAGAAAAGGTGTACGTACACGGAATGACAATAAGGGAATATGCCAAGCGGAATTATATGAGTCATACGACGGTAATAAGGAAGATAAACGCGGCAGTAGAGGTGATTGCAGAGTGCTGTGAGTAAAAATAGTTCCATTGCGTTCCAAAAGTGGAACAACGCGTTCCAAAATGTTCCAAAGAGCGGGTATAATAACAGTGTAAGCAGGAGGGAAGCGGCTTTCGTCGAAAACCGACAATCCGTTTTGAATAGGGAAAACACATACAGGGAAGCGATGCTTCCCTTTTTGTTTACACAAAAGCAGGAGGGATGGACATGCCAAGGAAACCAAAAACTCCTTGCAGATATCCTGGCTGTCCGCGACTGGTAGATGGCGGAAGCTACTGCGAGGAACATCAGAAGGAAATAACGCGCCAATACAACACATACGAGCGTGATAAGACAGCGCAGAAGTTCTATCAGTCAGAAGAGTGGAAGGCTGTAAGAAAGAGGAAGCTTCAACTCAATGCGTTATGCGAAGAGTGTATACGTAACGGAAAATTGACGAAGGCAACAATGGTTGACCACATAAAACCGATTAAGGAAGGCGGCGCACCACTCGATATGAACAACTTGCAGAGCCTTTGTTGGAGTTGCCACAGCAGTAAGTCGGCAAAAGAAGGCAGTAGGTGGGGCAAATGAGTTATAAACGCGGGATAGAGAATACACACAGAGCCGTGTTTGACGGAGAAGGCGCGTGGCAGATACCGAAGCTGAAGGGTACAGATAGTATTGATATTGTAAACTGGCAACTCTCTAAAGGAGGAGTATGTGTAGGTTTCAATTACTGTAAATCCTCTTTGAAAATGGATGTTGATTGTAAAGAAATTGGCGTCCATTTCTTTTTGGACGATTACCAGTTTGAGCGGGTGTGGCAACGACCGAGCGAATACATAGAGGTTTTAGAAAACTTCAAGTTCGTATTAAGCCCCGATTTCAGCCTATACACCGACCACCCGAGAGCGGTACAGCTGTGGAATCACTACAAGAAGCACTGGGTAGCGCGATATTGGGAGCAAAACGGCATACAAGTCATACCGACGATATGTTGGTCAGACAGTAAAAGCTTCGATTGGTGCTTTGATGGAGAGCCGAAGAACAGTATCGTGGCGATAAGCACGAAAGGAACACAAGGTAATGCTCTTGCAAAAGAACGTTTCTACGCTGGGTACTATCAGATGCTAAAGCGTTTGGCACCAACGGCAATCTTGTTGTTCGGCAACAACCCCGGAGCACTGGAAGGGAACGTAATAGAGATGGGGTACGAATTCGACGATTGCATGGGCAGGAGGAAATAGCATGGGCGGACGTGGAGGAGGAAGCGGTCGCGGCGGAGGAGCAGTAGCCGCAACAGCACGCATTGATAGAGAAAAGGTAGGACAACTTGCTCCCGACTATGTTGGATATCAGAAAGCACTGCAAATGCTATCGAAAGAAACAGGAATACCGATGGATGAAGTGGAGAAATATTACGCGGCGTTATCCTCATATTTCGGAAGTGGCTATCACGCAATAAGAGCCGGCAAGCCACCGTCAGAAGCGATGAAGGGAAAACTGATAGACCAAGTAATCAAGAAAAGCCGTGCGTATAACGGAACCATATACAGAGGAATACACCTAAGTACGGATAATTGGCAAGAGTGGAAGAAAGGCCTGGTCAAGGGCGGAACAATTGATATGAAAGGCATCAGCAGTTGGAGTAGCAAGAAAAGCGTTGCGGAAAACTTTGCAGGCGGGTATGGAAACGGACAAAGCGTAATCTTTAAGGTTAAGAGCACCAGTCATGCGGCACCAGTGCAACACCTATCGCATTACGGAAATGCAGAAGCGGAGGTGCTTGCGCCTTCAACAGTGAAATATAGAATAACCGGATACGTAACAAAAGGTCATACGACATATGTTGACCTAACAGAAGTAGCATAAGGAGGTATGGCTATGGCAACACAAACAACTATTGGGAAGCGTTGGGAGCAGGATAAACCGCCCGTGATAAAGCCGCCCAAAAAGCCGAGTAAACCAACGAAGAAGAATAAGTAAAACAGTGAAACTCCCTCGCCCCGCCGAAGGGGTAGGGGAGTCAAATCTCTGAGGGTTTCACACAGGAGAGCGGGGCGCGAGTCACGCGCAGAAAAAAACCGAAATCAAGAGGGGTATAAGGGACTATCCTTATACAAAGTATAAGAGAATAATCAAAACTTGAAAAACAATCAAGATTTTTCAAGTTTATGGAGGGAATATGGCAAACGGTCACGGCGGAGCGCGTGTCGGCGCGGGAAGGAAAAAAGTGCCCGTTGCGGACAGGGTGAATGACGACCTTTACAAAAAGAAAATTGAGGTGATAAAGGTCGATGATGAATTGGTAGGGGCGGAAATGCCTGAACCAAGTAAATACCTTTCGCAACAGACGAAAGGCGCGAGCGAAAATATAGGAAAAGAGGTTTATGAAAAGACGTGGAAGTGGTTGCAGGAACGTGGTTGCGACCATTTAATAAATCCGCAAATTGTCGAGCAGTACGCTATGTGCGTTGCTCGTTGGATACAGGCAGAAAACGCTGTTCATACATTTGGATTTTTGGCAAAGCATCCGACTACTGAGATGCCGATTGCTAGTCCTTATATCAAGATATCGCAAGATTTCTTGAAACAAAGCACCAACTTGTGGTTGCAGATTTATCAGGTGGTAAAGGACAATTGCACGGAGGCATACGGCAAGGACGATTCAGATCCGATGTCGATATTGCTCAATCACCAACCGCACGGAGGGAGTAAAAAATGATGATAGAAAAGATTGCAGTCGAACGGCTCAATCCTGCGGTGTATAATCCGCGAAAGGAATTGAAAGAGGGAGACGCTGAATACGAAAAACTCAAACGGTCAATAGAAACGTTCGGGTATGTTGAGCCGGTCATTTGGAATAAGCGCACAGGGAATGTGGTCGGCGGACACCAAAGACTTACGGTCATGAAGGACATAGGCTATAAGGAAATAGACTGCGTAGTCGTTGACCTAGACGAAACGCATGAAAAGGCGTTAAACGTTGCACTGAACAAAATACAAGGCGAGTGGGATGACAACAAATTAAGCGCACTATTAACAGACCTTGACAGCGCGGCGTTTGATGTGAGCTTAACAGGTTTCGATGCTGCCGAAATAGATGAGTTGATGGACTCATTCTATTCGCACGAAGCTGTGCAGGATGAATTCGATGTTGACAAAGAGCACGAGGAAGTAGTAGCGAAAGGCGCAGAAACGAAGGTCGGCGACATATGGAAGCTTGGTGAGCACCGGCTGATGTGCGGCGACAGCACAAATGACAAAGCGTTCGAGAAGCTGATGCGCGGGCGAAAAGCGCAAATGGCGGTAACATCGCCACCGTATGGAGTAGGCAAGGACTACGAGACAAAGGGCATTGAACCGTGGCGGGAAACGATGAGACCAGTGATAAAAAACCTGACAAAGTATGCAGGTATTATTTGTTGGAATATCATCGATTTATATAGCACAGGGACACAGTTTATCGAGCCAACACAGGCATATTCGACGGAAATGTTCGCAGAGCGCGGGTACAGACCTATATGGATAAGGATATGGAAAAAGCAAGGAATGAACTTCGGCGTGGGACCCTACCATTTGGTAACGAACAAGCCTGTTCAGCAGTACGAATACATAACGGCATTCGGAAATAACGCGGAACCTGAATACAACGACCAAGAGTATGTGTGGCTGAGCGCGTATGCCGGACACAGCTACCAATTTGTAAAGCGTTTAAGCAAAGAGGAACGCAAGAAGTGGGGCTATGCAGGAATATGGGAAATGGCGACCGTAAAGGCGAACAAGGAACACCCTGCGATGTATCCTGTGGAGTTGCCGTGGCGATGCATCAAAATGCACAGCGATAAGGGCGAAATCGTGCTTGAACCATTCTGCGGAAGTGGCACGACGATAATCGCCTGCGAACAAACAGATAGAATATGCTATGCAATGGAAAAAACACCTGAATACTGCGACGTGGCAGTCAAACGATGGGAAGAGTTTACAGGGCAAAGAGCGGAATTAATACGAGAGGTATAACATGGAAAAGAGGATACTTACAGCTGAGAGCGTAACAAACGGACATCCTGACAAGTTAGCGGATTTAATAGCGGATACGATACTGGATGCTTGTTTGGAGCAGGATACGGAGAGCAGAGTTGCGTGTGAAGTGCTACTATCGGATGCAAATGTGTTCGTAGTCGGAGAGTTGTCATCTTCTGCTGATGTGAATTGCGATGCTCTTGTTCGGGAGATAATAGAAGAAGTTGGTTACGATACTAGTGATTTGACGATAAAAATAGCGTTTCACAGACAAAGTAGCGACATTTCACAGGCAGTTAGCAAAAAAGAGCAGGGTGCAGGCGACCAAGGTATTGTTTTTGGGTATGCAACCTCTGAAACTCTATCGTTTCTCCCACTACCTATCGAATTAGCTCATCGCCTTACCGACAGATTGACGTATTGCAGAGAGGAAGGCATCATAAAGGGATTGCTACCTGATGGAAAATCGCAGGTATCGGTCTTATACAAAAATGGAAGACTGGACAGGATAACATCGGTGCTCGTTTCAGCACAGCATGAAGAATGGAAAACACTGGACGAATTAACAAAGGATATAAAGGCGAAAGTCATAGATTTTGTATTCAGGGATTATGCGATTGAAAAGGATACGGAAATCATTATCAACCCAAGTGGTCGCTTTGTGTTGGGTGGATTCAAGGCAGATAGCGGACTGACCGGCAGAAAGCTTATGGTTGACAGCTACGGACCCGAAGCGCACCATGGCGGTGGAGCGTACAGCGGTAAGGATGCAAGCAAAGTTGATAGAAGCGGCGCGTATATGGCAAGATACGTAGCAAAAAACATTGTCGCGGCAGGACTAGCAGAAAAGTGTGAGGTAGCAATTTCATACGCAATAGGCAAAGCTGAGCCGACAAGCGTGGATATCAATACATTCTATACAGGAACAATCAGCGAAGAGTTGATAAAAAAAGCCGTTATGAAGGTTTTTGATTTCAGACCGGCTCGGATAATCGAAGCACTGGACTTAAAACAGCCAGTGTTTGCACAGACAGCAGTTGGTGGACACTTCGGGAAGGAATACCTTATGTGGGAACAGCTGAACAAGGTCAATGAATTAAAAGCGGCGGTAGCGGAAGGCTAGTGTGCGCGACCTATAATGAAGTCAGTAGAGCACCCGAAGAAAAGAGCAAGCTTAATTATGCTTTCGAAATAGGGAACGCGTTGACCAGTCAACCACTTGGAGACGGCGGCGCGACCAAAGCCACATTCTTTGGCGAGCCGATACGCGGTTACGCTTTTAGATTTCATCAGAAATGATAGTTGGTCGATGAACGATTTAGGTGGCTCAAAGCGAATAAGAGTTTGCGAATCAGAGAGACCGAGCATATAGTCGATAGGGACGTTGAAATAGTCGGCAACCTTGACAAGGTTTTCAGTTGATGGCATAAATTTCGCCACCTGCCACTGGTGGATGGCGGAATCGTCAACGCCGATGCGTTTTGACAGTTCAAACAAGGACGTTCCTTGCTTCAAAACTTGCTCTGAAATATAATCGCTAAAATTCGACAAATAAGGCATAAATTCGCACCTCTCAACACAATAATTTTCGCATACTGGATACTAAATTGCTTGTGTTTCGTGTAGTGGATACGGTATAATGAGACCAACAAATAAAAGGAGGTACACGTATGGTAAGCGATTTACTTTATATGATTGGCGAAGCGACGCTTCTTGAAGTTGAAGGCGTTAAAGAAGTTACATACCCGCAAGGCGAAGAACAGCCTCGTGAGTTGGTAATTGAAGCGGCTGATAACAAGAAATACTCGTTAACATTAGCGGAAATCATTTAGGATTTTACCATACAAAAGATAAGGGTGACGAAGCAGGAAATAATCGACATCGTGATTGAAGCATTAGAGGAGAAAGGCATTTTGGCGGGAAGCCACAAAATACAAAATGGGCAAGGTGTTCAGGTCAAAATGACGGACGGTACATACTTTAATATAGGTATGGCAGAAATCAAAAAAGGGGAAGGTTATATAGTTGAAAAGCTGAGATGACCTAACCCCCAAAGAAACAAGCAGAACCACATCTGAAAAGGTGTGGTTTTTTATTGGGAAAACGATAAAAAAGCCTTTATTTACTGGGTTTTCAGGGTGTTTCAGCACCCCCGAAAAAACTTTCAAAAAATAGTGTTTTTCTTCGGTTTTTCCCTAGACTTATGCGATTCTTTGTGGCATTGTTTGTCCTACCAAAAGAACAGGAGGTAAACACCATGAAAACACAAAGATACGGACTGGAACTAGAGTTCACAGGAATAAAGAGAGGGACCGCGGCAAACAGCATCGCAAACGTGCTCGGAGCACAGGCTCAATACGTGGGTGGCGGATACAGCGCATACGAGATAAAAGCCGCAGACGGCAGGAAATGGAAGGTAATGTACGACTCAAGCATACGCGCAGAAAGCGGAGCGGACAGCACGATGAACAGCGAGTACAAATGCGAGTTCGTAACACCGATATGCACCTACGCGGACATAGAGACGATACAGGAAATCGTAAGGGCAATAAGACGCGCAGGCGGAAAGGTAAACGAAAGCTGTGGCATACACGTACACATCGATGCAAGCGGCCACACGGCGAAAAGCCTGCGGAACCTTGCGAACATCATGGCAAGCAAAGAAACACTGCTGTTCAAAGCACTCGAAGTCAATCCTGCAAGATACGACAGATGGTGCAAGAAGGTCGATGACAACATGCTGACAAAACTGGACAGCAGAAAGCCGAAGACACTGGAAGAGGTCAAGCGGATATGGTACAACGGCGACACGAGCAGATGCTACCAACACTACGATAACAGCAGATACCATGCGCTAAACCTACACGCGGTGTGGCAGAAGGGTACGGTGGAGTTCCGAATGTTCAACAGCACACTCCATGCGGGCAAGGTTAAGAGCTACATACAGCTGTGCCTAGCGATAAGCGCGCAAGCGAAAAGACAAAAAGGCGCATGCAGGAAAGAGACGGTCAGCACAGATCCGAAATATACCTTCAGAACATGGCTGATAAGGCTCGGACTGAACGGCGATGAATATAAGACCGCAAGACTGCATCTACTCGCAAACCTCGAAGGCGACATAGCCTTCCACGATGGAAGAAGAGCGGCATAAGGAGAGAAAACAGTGAAATACATAGCATACGGAAGCAACCTTAATCTAAAGCAAATGGCAAGAAGGTGTCCCACCGCTACGGTGGTGGGCACCGGCTGGGTGCCTAACTATCAACTAACGTTTCGAGGAGTGGCAACGCTTGAGCCGATGGAAGGCGCAAGAACGCCAGTCGGAGTGTGGGAGATAGACAAACGCGCGGAAGCGGCACTGGACATATATGAGGGCTACCCGCACTTGTATCGCAAGGAAATGGTCAAAGTGGAGTGCAACGGAGAAATTATGGAATGCATGGTGTACCTAATGAACACAGGAAAACCGTCACTGCCGAACATGTACTACTACAACACGATACAGGAAGGATACAGAGACGTTGGATTGGATGAAGGCTACCTAATAGGGGCAATCGAAGACACAGAGCGGCGCATAAAAGCGGGCAGATAAGACAGATAAAACATACAGAACAGGCACATAAAGTGTCTGTTCTTCATTTAGAGGGGCAATATGGATATACGAAAAATAGCGGTTGAAAAGCTGAAGGCGGCAGAGTACAACCCAAGAAAAGACTTGCAACCAGGAGACGAAGAGTTCGAAAAGCTGAAGCGGTCAATCGAGGAATTTGGGTATGTCGAGCCTGTGATTTGGAATAAGAGAACCGGCAACGTAGTTGGCGGTCATCAGCGATTGAAGGTGCTAAAACATCTCGGACACACAGAGGTTGACTGCGTCATATTGGATATTGATTTGCAGAAAGAAAAGGCACTGAATATTGCGCTCAACAAGATAAGCGGCGATTGGGACGATGCGTTGCTGACTGCGCTATTGAAGGACTTGTCGGACAGCGGCTTTGATACAACGTTAACTGGTTTTGACATGACAGAGGTCAGCGCGCTTTTTGACGATGAGAGCGACATTGTTGAAGACGTGGCACCCGAAGTCGAAAAGGACGAAGAGAAGGCACCGTTCAGCGCACAGGGCGACGTGTGGGTACTTGGCAGACATAGATTGATGTGCGGAGACAGCACGAAAGAAGAAGACACGAAAGTGCTCATGAACGGAAAAACGGCAGACATGTATTTAACGGACCCGCCGTACAACGTGAACTACGAGGGCGGCACCGGACTGTCAATTCAAAATGACAATATGAGCGAGAACAGCTTCATTCAGTTTTTGATGGCGGCATTTGGCTGTGCGCACAAGGTAATGAAGAATGGTGCTCCGTTTTATATTTGGCATGCGGAGAGTCAGGGCGGCGCGTTCAGGCACAGTTGCACAGAGCAATTGGGCAAGGTGCGGCAAATGCTGATATGGAACAAAAACTGCTTCACGTTGGGACGAAGCGATTATCAATGGAAGCACGAAGCTTGCTTGTACGGTTGGACGGAAGGCGCATCGCATTACTTTATTGACGACCGCTCACAATCAACTGTGTTTGAAGATAAGAAAATAGATGTGGCGAAGCTGAAGAAGGAAGAGATGCGCGACTTGCTGAAAGAAATGCTGAGCGATAAGATATCGACCACGGTAATAAATGAAGACAAGCCGTCAAGGAACGCGGAGCATCCTACAATGAAGCCGCTGAAGCTTTTGGCTCGTCTTGTAAAAAACAGCAGCCAAGTAGGTGACATTGTGCTCGATAATTTCGGTGGTAGCGGGAGTACGCTAATTACTTGTGAGCAGTTGAATCGGGCATGTTACACAATGGAACTCGACCCAAAATACGCTGACGTTATCGTGAAAAGGTATATTCAATTCAAAAAAGTGGCAGATGTGACACTTTTTCGAAATGGCAAAAAGCAGGTGGTAAAATCTTCCGAAATTCTTTCGGTTTAATGCGATTTTTCCCTAGACTTATTGTGTTATTTCCGATATTGTTTGTCCCACCAAAACAAGGAGGTCACTAACATGACAGGAAGCCTAATAAACGAATTACAAGCAAGAATGGCACAGCCGGCACCCGAAGTCGGAATGGGATGCACGGTATGTGCATGGACGGACAGATACGCATGCACAATCATAGAAGTATCGAAGAGCGGAAAGAGCCTCGTATGTCAGAGAGATAAGGCAATTCGTACAGACAATAACCATATGAGCGAGTGCCAAGAGTACAGCTATGAGCGCAATCCCAACGGTCAAAAATTCGAAATGAGACTGAACAAATGGGGGCGTTGGGTAGAAAAGGGATGTCGAGATGGTTACAAGTGTTCGCTCGGACACAGGGACGAATACTACGACTACAGCTTCTAATCGGAGGTGGGAACATGAAAAACAATATATTCATGACAAGGCAAATAGCAGAAGATATCGCAGGAGACGGCGGCTTTCATGTAGAGGTGCTGAATGCGATGATAAAGTTCATGGACAAGGATTGGGGCGACTTGTGTGATGAAGACAAGTCAATGAATGAAAAGGCAGTAAAAAGCGGCGGGCGGATACTCGCCGCTTATACTACCAGTCGCGGAAAGGTCTATATCATAACGGACGATACCACGGCGGAGACGTTGGTGACAACGATATTATACGCAGACGAATACTGAGGTGGAATATGGACAAACCAATAGTAACATTTGACAGCGCAGGACCCAGTGGGAACATATACCACATACTGGCGGAAGTTAGGGCTGTCATGCAGAAAGCACGCCGAATAGTCGAGTATAACGATATGCGGGAGGAAGTGTTCAATAGCAAAAGCTACGCACACGCACTCAAGGTGATACGAGAGCATGTTGACCTCATAGACGTAAGCGGCAGAGACTAAACGAAACAAGCAACTGGAGACGGTTGCTTCTTTTTTAGGAGAAAAAATGAGCGAGAGACAAAATAAGACACAGTACGACAAATCTCGCGCAGACAGAGCCGTTGCATTTATCAGCATGCTGAAACATACAAAAGGCGTATGGCATGGAAAGCCGTTTGATTTATTGCCGTGGCAGGAAAAAATCGTTCGTGATATTTTCGGGACGGTAAAGGAAAATGGGTACAGACAGTACAACTACGCATATGTAGAGATTCCAAAAAAGCAGGGAAAGTCAGAATTGGCGGCGGCTATTGCACTATACCTTATGGCGGGCGACGGCGAATGGGGCGCAGAAGTATATGGTTGTGCTGCCGACAGACAGCAAGCAAGCATAGTTTTCGACGTTGCAGTAGACATGGTTGAACAATGTCCGGCTCTCAAAAAGAGAATTAAGCCGTTGCTTTCACAAAAACGCTTGATATACACACCGCTGAACAGTTTCTATCAGGTGCTTTCGGCGGAGAGTTACACAAAGCACGGACTTAACGTTCACGGCGTTGTGTTCGACGAATTGCATGCACAACCAAACCGACAGCTATATGACGTTATGTTGCACGGCTCAGGCGATGCGCGAAAGCAACCGTTGTTTTTTCAAATCACCACAGCAGGGACTGACCGCAACTCGATTTGTTGGGAAGTGCATCAAAAGGCGGTTGACATAATCGAAGGTCGGAAAAACGATCCAACCTTCTACCCAGTGATTTATGGCATAGGGGACAATGAGGATTGGAGTGATGAAAAGAACTGGTACAAGGCAAATCCGTCATTGGACGTGACGGTGGATATCGAAAAACTGAGGGCGGCATACATGAGTGCGAAGGACAATCCTGCAGAGGAAAACCTGTTTAGGCAGTTGCGACTCAATCAGTGGGTTAAGCAATCGGTGAGATGGATGCCGATGGATGCATGGGATAAGTGTGCGTTTGAGATAAATGAGCAGGAACTGTTGGGGCAGGAGTGCTTCGCGGGACTGGACTTGTCGTCTAGCACAGATATTACAGCTTTTGTTTTGGTGTTTCCTCCGAAGACAGAAGAGGACAAGTACGTTATAAAACCTTACTTTTGGATACCGGAAGACACGATAGACCAAAGGGTACGGCGAGACCACGTTCCATACGACGTATGGCAGGCTAAGGGAAGCGTTATGACCACGGAAGGCAACGTAATACACTACGGCTACATTGAAGCGTTTATCGAAGAATTAGGGGCAAAGTACAACATAAAAGAAATAGCTTATGACCGGTGGGGCGCAGTGCAAATGTCACAAAACCTCGAAGGCGCAGGCTTCACCATAGTGCCGTTCGGACAGGGATTTAAGGATATGTCACCGCCGACCAAAGAATTGATGAAGCTTGTACTAGAACAGAGAATAGCGCATGGCGGAAACGAACCGTTACGTTGGATGATGGACAACATTTTCGTAAGGACAGACCCCGCAGGAAACATTAAACCGGACAAGGAAAAGTCTACGGAGCGTATTGATGGTGCGGTAGCAACCATCATGGCGTTAGATAGAGCACTAAGGAACAAGACCGCACCGGACAGCATTTACAACACGCGCGGCATACTGATTATTTAGATGAACAATGAAAAAGCAATAAAAAATATTGCAAACCGCTTGCATTATGCAATACAATATGATATTATTTGAGTAAGAAAGACCATACTATACAATAGGAGGTAGAAAAGATGGCTAAAACTGCAAGCATAATGACAAGAGTAGATCCAACGATAAAGGAACAAGCAGAAGTTGTATTAACGCAACTTGGTATTTCAATGTCTACAGCGATGGAAGTGTTCTTAAGGCAAATCGCGCTTCAGAGGAAGATACCTTTTGAAATGAAATTGCCGACCAATGCTCCAATTGCATATGGCTCATTGACCGATGACGAGTTTAACGGTCTAATGGAAAACGCGGTCAAATCATATGCTGACGGCAAATGTGTCAGTTTTACTGAATTCAGGACGAAGTTTGGAGCAGAAAACAAATGAGTAAATGGCAAATAATCGTAACTCCCGAATTCCAAAATGAGATTTGGGAGATACATAGTTACATCGCAAATACACTGCTCGTGCCTGAAACAGCGAACAAGCAGATAAACAGGATTTTTGACATGGTGGAATCACTTGACGACATGCCGGAGCGATTTCCAAGATATGACAAAGAGCCGTGGTTTTCACGCGGGCTACGAAAGGTCAACGTGGACAATTTCATAATATTTTATCTGCCAGTGGAAAAAACACGCGAAGTCGTGGTTTTGCATGTGTTCTACGGAGGAAGGAATATATCGGAATTGATATACTAAGAGCGTAAGCTTAAAGGCTACAGATTAAACCGCATCAAATGGTGCGGTTTTTTTATGCCCAAATATGGCGAATTCGCCACAATAACAGGAGGAAAAATGGGATTGTTTTCAAAACGTAGCAGGGATAAGCCTACTGTCGAAAAGCGAGCAGTAGACCCAAAGATGAACGAATTCATCAGGGGCGTTGATGTTGATTTCAATGGTGTGTCAAGCGGCGTTCAGGTAGATGAAATTCGAGCGATGCAGACATCTGCGGTGTATGCATGTGTGAGGGTGTTGGCGGAAACGGTGGCAAGCTTGCCACTGTTTTTATATCGCCGCGAAAAGGATAAGAACGCAAAAGCGATAGAACATCCGTTGTTTGAGGTATTGCACGATTTGCCGAATAACGAAATGACAAGTTTCAATTTCAGAGAGGTTATGATGACCTCTCTTTTGTTATACGGAAATGCTTACGCTCGAATCATACGCGACAAGGCGGGGCACGTAAAGGAACTGTGGTATTTGAAGCCAAACCTGATGGAGGTTGAACGCGACCAGAATACGAAGAAAATCAAGTACACCTACTCGGACGATAAGGACAACAAAACCTACGTGTACAAACCGGAGCAAGTCTTTCACGTAGTGGGGTTGGGATATGACGGCGTAAAGGGATTATCCCCGATAGACCAAGCGCGTGAAGCGGTAGGGTTAGCACTGGCAACAGAGGAATACGGAGCAAGGTTTTTCGGGAACGGAGCGCGACCGGGCGGAGTGCTAGAACACCCTGGAGTAGTGAAGGAACCGGAAAAACTGAGGGAAAGTTGGAACAAGGTCTATCAGGGCACCAAGAACAGTAACAAGATTGCTGTCCTTGAGGAAGGAATGAAATACCACGAAATAGGGCTATCTCCCGAAGCAAGCCAATTCCTAGAAACAAGGAAATATGTCGAATTTTTAGAGTACCGCCGCATCTAGTCGGCGACCTCGAACGAAGCACATTCAGCAATATAGAACACCAGTCGATTGATTTCGTAACGCACACAATCAGACCGTGGCTAGTCAGGTGGGAGCAGGCAATATACAGAAGCCTTCTCAACGAACAGGAGCGGATATTGTACTATGCGAAATTCAATGTTGATGGTCTATTGCGTGGCGACTTTACAACGCGAACGCAAGGTTATGCAACAGCGCGGCAGAACGGTTGGATGAGCATTAATGAAATCAGGGATTTAGAGGAAATGAACCCGATACCTGATGAACAGGGTGGAAATGCGTACTTGGTCAACGGAAACATGGTCAGCGCAGGACAACAAAATACAGAACAAGGAGGAAGCGATGGATCAGGGCAAGAAGGAAATTAGAACACTGCCTTTTGTGGAACTGCGCGTGAACGAAAGTGAAGACGGCAATTTCATTGAAGGGCATGCGGCGGTATTCGACAGTTGGTCTGAGACACTCGGTGGAATCTTTCCGTTCAAGGAGAAGGTGAGGAAAGGCGCGTTTATGGCAAGTCTTGGACAAGATGATATACGTGCACTTTTCAATCATGACCCCAATTACGTACTAGGCAGGAATAAGGCGGGAACACTGCAACTTGCCGAAGACGAAAGAGGGCTGTTCGTGAAAATACTGCCTCCGAATACGACTTGGGCTAAAGACCTGAGGACTTCTATTGAACGTGGAGATATCAACCAAATGTCAATTGGCTTTGTGGTCGAAGACGATGAATGGCGGTATGAAGACGGTTACGACGTGAGGGAACTGAAGAAGGTAAAACTCTATGACGTTTCGCCGGTAACGTTCCCCGCATACACGGCAACGGATGTCGGTGTCCGTGCGATGGAAAGTTACAACGAATACAGAGCAAAGCAAGCCGAGGAGCAACGTGCGGCGGACAAGGTTGTCGCAGATGCAAAAAACAAACAAAAACTACAAGCACTTATTAACAAATTCAAAAACATTTAGTGGAGGAAACAATGAATATTAAGAAGGTCATGGAAATGGAAGCAAAAAGAGAAGACTGTCGCCTTAAGGCGATGGCTATTCTGCAAAAGACAGAGGACGAGTCGAGGTTTTTGAGCGAAAGCGAGAAAGAAGACATCGATAAGCTTGAAGCCGAAATCAGGAACTGGGACGAAAGCATTTCGCGCTCGAAAAAAATGCTTGCCTACGAGCCTGAGAACAGACAAGAGGACAAGGAAGACGAACCGGAAGTGAAGAGCAACACCACTGATACCGCAAAGCGATTTGCCAGTCTCGGCGAACAGATGATGGCTGTTTATCGTTCAGCGGCTCCTGGCGGAAAGGTTGACCCGCGCCTCTCAAACAGAGCGGCAAGCGGTGCAAACGAAACCACGCCCAGTGATGGTGGCTTCCTTGTTCAGCAGGACTTTGTGTCAACGCTGTTGAAGCGCACCTACGAGACGGGTATTCTCGCAAGCAAGGTAAAGAAAATCCCTATTTCGGCGGGAAGTAATGGTTTGAAAATCAACAGTGTTGATGAAGAGAGCCGTGCGGACGGTAGCCGTTGGGGGGGCATTCAGACCTACTGGGAAGGTGAAGCAGACGAAATCACAGGAAGCAAACCCAAATTCAGACAAATGGAGTTGTCGCTCAAAAAGCTGACCGGCTTGTGCTATGCAACGGATGAACTTTTGCAAGATGCCGCCGCGTTGGAAAGCGTTATTAGAGAAGCCTTCGCGGAAGAATTTGGCTTCAAGATTGACGATGCAATTCTCACGGGCACTGGCGTTGGCGAACCGCTCGGAATTTTGAACTGCGGCGCATTGGTGAGCGTAGCAAAGGAAGCAAATCAGACCGATAAAATCACGGTTGAAAACCTCATTAAAATGTGGAATCGCATGTGGGCAAGAAGCAGAGCGAATTGCGTTTGGTACATTAACCAAGAACTCGAACCGTACCTTTATACGCTCAAAATCGGAGATAAACCCGTGTATATTCCCGCAGGCGGCTTGTCGGAGAAACCTTATGGCACTTTGTTTGGTCGTCCTGTTGTTCCGCTTGAACAGTGTTCGGCGGCGGGCGAAGTAGGCGATATTATCCTTGCCGATGTCAGCCAGTATTTGCTGATTGACAAGGGTGGCTTGCAGTCTGCAAGTTCGATTCACGTGCGATTTTTGTACGACGAAAACGTGTTCCGCTTCATTTATCGTGTGGACGGACAGCCTATGTGGAATAAGCCGCTCGTTCCGTATAAGGGAAGCGCATCGGTCTCTCCGTTTGTCGCGTTGGCAAAGAGGAACTGACCATGTTTGAGCTTGACGAAGTAAAGGCGTATTTGAGGATAGATGGTGACGAGGAAAACAACCTCGTCACCTCGCTTATTCTTATGGCAACAGAATTGGTCGAAGACATATTGCGCAGGAAACTGACGGAGTTTGAAACGATACCCGAAACTGTACGGCAAGCGGTGCTTTTAACTGTTGCAACCTTATACGAAAATCGTCAAGGCGGCAAAGACGGACTGAATACCGCAGACCTGATTGACCTAATACGGCGAATGACTTTCGCATATCGCAAGGAGAGTTTCTGATGACTATTGGTGAACTGAACAGAAGGATATGCGTCCTAGAGCACCGCGTTGAGAGAGACAGCTTCGGCGCGGAAGTTGGGGACTGGATAATCGTTGGACGTGTTTGGGCGAATATAGCACCTGGCGTAGGGAGAGAAAATCTAGTCAATCAACAGGAGCAAGGTGTCCAGGAAGCAGTAATAACGATGCGTTTTTATCCTGCTATGTCATTAAAGCACCGCATTCTGTACGAGGGGAAATATTACGAGGTGATAGCAGTGAAGGATATCGTAACGAATCACCGTTGGACGGAAGTGCGAGTGAAGGAGATTATCGATGGGATACAGCGCGAAGCAAAGGAAAGTCAAGGTTAGTCTTGAAGGCGGACAAAAAATTGTTAGGCGGCTAAAGACAATGGACGAAGCGGCAGGGAACGTGCTGATGCAGGCGGCTAAAGCAGGGGGCGAAATTGCCCTTGATGAAGCAAAAAACAGATGTCCAGTCGACACTGGTGCGTTGAGAGACAGCTTAAACATGGCGGAGAATACCAAGAAACCGACAAAAGCAGATGTCAAAATTGATTATGACAAGAGCTTGAAATACGGCACATTCGTAGAACTGGGCGCACGTGGTAGGCCAGCCAATCCGTTCATGCGGCAAGCAGTTGATGACAATATTGTCAAAATAAACGAAGCGATATCAGAGGAAATAGCTGATGCGGTGGGGAGGAAAATGTGATGGACTTTTTTGAAAGCATGACACAGTACCTACTTCAGAACAGGGAATTGCAGAAGGCTGTCGGTGACAGGATTTATCCATTTTTGCTTCCACAACAGCCAAAGCTTCCTGCGATAGTGTACACGCCAATAACGACAACATATGGGGACGGATTGCAACGCCAAACGGGCTTTGTAAGGCAAATAGTACAGTTCACAGTACATAACACAACCTTCGGCAAAGCGCGCCACACAGGGCGCGTTTTGAAGGGAGTGCTGCAAGATTTGAGCGGAGATATGTGTGGTGTAAACATTCAGGCAACACATACGCTCAGTGACCTATCGTCTAGTGGCGACACGATGACAAATTACAAAACAGAAGAGTATTCTCGGATACTCGAATTCGAATTTGATTATATGGAGGAATAACAAAATGGCAATAGCAGGAAAAAGCGGGAAGGTCGCTCTTGGGAACGAAAACCCCGCAACCGTTGTAGGCATCAAAAACTGGTCAATAGACCTTTCGCTTGACACGCTCGAAACAACGGCACTGGGCGAGGACTGGAAGAGTTACATCGCCGGATTGAAAGAGTGGACGGCATCAGCTGACGGTGATTTCAACATCCACGCTGACCAAGCAGGACAGGCGGCGTTGCAGGAAGCGTATATGAACGGCACGGTTGTGGACGTTCAGTTTTATGTGGATAGCACGCACTATTACGGCGGCAAAGCAATTATCAGTTCGCTGAGCATTGAAGACCCCGTCGATGACGTAGTTTCCGTAACGATTGAGTTTACTGGGAACGGCATTATTTCGTTTAACTAGGAGGAAGTAGAGTATGGCAAAGAAAACAGTTACGGTTGAGCTTGACAAGGCAAGAAACCTTAGGTACGGCATGAACGCACTGGTGAAGGTCGAGGAGTTGACAGGAATGCCAATAACGAAGCTTGACCTGGAAAACATGTCGATGAAAGACCTTCGTACAATCCTGTACGCAGGGTTATGCCACGAAGACAACGAACTGACACCCGAGAAGGTGGGAGAACTTATAGACGATTATTCGGATATAGGGACGATAGCACAGAAGCTTGGTGAAGCGTTCACTGTTGCGTTCGGGAGCAAAGAAAAAAACTGAACACCCCAGTCTCGGATAATGGCTGGGGCATAAACGATTATTATCTGTTTGCCATACGGAGTCTTGGACTCGATCCGATAGCCGCTTGGGATTATACACCGTTTGAAGTAAGCCTGATTGCCGATAACTATGCGTTTAAGGCGAAGGAAAAACTAAAGGCGGAAATAACCCAAGCGTACTATACGGAATACTTTGCACGGCAAAAAAAGCTACCGCGTCTCAACAAAGTGCTCAGGGAAATAGACAATCCTTCGAAGAAAAAAACACGCGGAGATATGGTGCTGTTGGCGATGGCAAGAGAAAAGGGCGTTTTCCTTTAGGAAAAAAGTTGGCATAAAAACTTGACAAAAATAAGGGGGTGAGACTTTGGCAGTAATTCGAAATTTAGTAGTAAAAATCGGAGCTGACATTTCGGGTTTAAGTAAAGGACTAAAAACAGCACAGACGAAGTTGCAGAAACTGAGTTCGAGTCTCACCGGGATAGGCACGTCATTAACAATGAAAGTGACGATGCCACTTGTTATGTTAGCAAAACAAGCACTAAAGACAAGTGGTGAGTTCGAACAATCAATGGCGAACGCGGCATCTGTATCGGGCGCAACCGGCGAAGAGTTGCAAAAAATGACCGATGTTGCTCGCGAGATGGGCAAGACAACGGTGTTTAGCGCAAGCGAAGCGGCGGATGCTATGTACTATATGGCATCAGCGGGCTACAAAGCCGAACAGATGGCAGAAGCTATTCAGCCAATACTGAATTTGGCATCAGCAACACAGAATGACTTGGCGTACACGACAGATACCGTCATCGCAACGCTAAACCAGTTTCAACTGGAATCAAGTGAAGCGGAGCGAGTATCAAATGTATTCGCGGCGGCAATCGGCTATTCGCAAGCAACGCTAGAAAAGCTTGGAAATTCGATGGCATACGTAGGACCCGTAGCGAACAGCTTAGGTTGGAGCCTTGAAGAAACAACAGGTGCACTGTCTGTATTGTATAACGCGGGCTATGATGGAAGCATGGCGGGTACATCGTTAAGGCAATCACTTGTTGCGCTTATGAATCCGTCGACTAGTGCTAAAAAAATATTCGAGGAACTGGGGTTGCAATTGAAAGACCTCGACCCGACGACCAATAGTTTTGCGGATATAGTTGATAGACTGCGCGAATCAGGCTTAACGACCGCTCAGGCTATGGAAGTGTTCGGCGCGCGAGCAGGTCCCGGAATGATGGCACTGTTAGCGCAAGGTGGCGATGCAATTCGAGAAAACACTGAAGCAATAACAGAAACAAACTCGGCAACGGAGATGGCGGCAAAGCAGGTTAATACCATGCAAGGCTCCGCAAAATTGATGAAGTCGATGATGGAAGAGGTAGCTATTTCGATAGGTGACATACTAATCCCAATGATGCGCGAACTCATGGAAAAATACATGATGCCGCTATTGGAAAAGTTTCAGGGATTAGCAACAGTGTCAAAGGAACTTGTAGTCAAAATAGCTATGGTGGCGGCGGCAATAGGACCCGCTTTCCTTGCGCTTGGCAAAATTGTCAAGGTGGGAAGTAAAGTGGTGAAGCTGATAAGCATGTGCGCATCACCAATAGGACTTCTGATAGTTGCGGTAATAGCACTCGGTGCGGCATTCCTTTATTTGTTCAAGACGAATGAAGATTTCCGAGCAAAGGTGCTGAAGCTGTGGAACAAAGTCAAAAGCGGGATAATCAAAGCACTTAGCGCGATAAAGGCTTGGTGGGACACTAACGGCGAAATGGTTTTACAGTCAGTAAAAGCCGTTTTTCAAAAAATGGCGGATGTGATTGTGTTCGTAGTCGGAGTTATTGTCTCTCTGGTGCAAAAGTTTGTCTCTAGCATTCTATATCTGTGGGAGAACAATAAGGAATTCCGTGACGCTGTCGTTCAGATATGGAACGGAATAAAGCAGGCGATTGTGTCGGCAATATCGTTCATAGTCGCATGGTGGGAAGCAAACGGAGCGCGGCTGTGGGAGAGCGTGAAAACCATTTTCAATACCATATGGGACGTAATAGTTTTGGTGCTCGACCAAATCATCAAAAGCGTTACCGTTTTTCTTGGATACCTCACACCGATATGGGAGCAAGTTAAGTCGGTTTTTGCGTCATTATGGAATTTGATGCAGGAACTCTGGGTGCTACTAGAACCACTTTTGAAAGTGGTCGGTGCTGCCTTAGCCACACTTTTGGGTGCGGCGATAGGCTGTTTCAACGGCATAATTCAGGCTCTTGGTCCCTTGATTCAAGCTTCGCTCGACGTGCTACAAATTGTCATTGACGTAGTCGGAGCAATCGTTTGTTTGCTTACTGGCGACCTAGATGGGGCGTGGGAGCACATGAAGAGCGCGGGTGATTCAGTCAAAAGCTTCTTCTCGCATATGTGGGAAGCAATGAAAAACTTCGCAAAAGGGTTTGTCGATGCATTTCTCGGTTTTTTCAGCAGTTTTGGTGTCGATTTTGTCGCCGAAGCGAAGCGGATTTGCGAGGTTGTTGGCAATTGGTTTACGAACTTATGGTCAGGAATCAAGAACGGTGCCGTCAACATTTGGGATGCGATAACAGGTATATTTGGCAAAATCGGCGACTGGTTTAGCAATCTGTTCAAGCGGGCATACGATTGGGGTAAAAACCTAATTCAGTGCATAGTAAACGGTATCAACGATGCTATAGAATGGGTTGGTGACAGCATCAAAAGCGTGGGACAGAAAATCAAAGATTTTCTTGGTTTCAGTTCTCCGACTAAAAAGGGACCCGGACACACGGCGGATGAATGGATGCCCAACATGATGGATATGTTCGCAGATGGCATCAAGACAAATTTGCCTGATATAGAAACGGCAGTAGATATGACGGCAATGACTTTGGCAAATCTTGGAGGTGTTAACGTCCCGCAAAAGGACGAAGCAGGAATGCTGAATAGTATGCTTGGCGCAATAAGTATGATGCAGAGCACAAACAGGGGAAGCAACGAACCCGTTGAACTATCGATAGACGGACAAGTATTCGCAAGGGTTATCCTGCCGAGTTTAACAAAGGAATTCAAGCGAAATGGCATAGTGTTGGAGGGCATATAAATGGACTTTTTTAGAATAAACAGTAAGTCATTATCACGCAACCCGACCGAAATAACACAGTCGAAATTCAAAATACAAAAGACGGATAGAACCATAGACGGCACCTTAGTAGCGGACATAATTGCTGTAAAAAACAAGGTGTCGTTTACATGGGACTACTTAACGACTAGCGACCTAAAAAAACTGGTAGACGAAGTGAACGGCGATGCTTTTCCTGTGGTGGAATATCAGGACACCGAAAGCGGAGCACTGCGAAGCATAACCGGACATGCGGGCGAAATCAGCTACACGCCGTATTATGACGGAAGGATGATGACTGTTCTATGGAAGGAAGTCAGCGTATCGTTCGAAGAGAGGTAGTAAATGAGCTATGCAGATAATCCAAGACACGTACTAGGGAAGGTAAATATCATTTTCGCGGATAGCGAACTGTCAATGGACTTGTCGGTGGAGACATCAGGAAACGGAGAAATATCAAACCCTGAACAGGTGTATGGGAGTTTCCTCACGCCCACGATAAAAGCCTGTACGATGGATGGTAATTCCACAATTGGCGGCGGCTATCAAATGAACGGTGCTGGTTTGATTACCGGATGGTGGTCAGATGTTCATTGTGACGAAAACGGAGTGTTCGCCAATCCACCGTGGATAAAGCTAAATTTCATAGAACGACCGATGATTCGGTGGACGTTACTGGGAGATAACAAATTGGGGCAATATCCGATAGATTTTGACATCAGTTTGTATCAAGGGAATAGGCTAGTGGACACTCGACCGATACGCGGAAACAACAAGGTCGGTGTCCAAATCTATTATGCGGTACCGCTTGTTGGCATCACTTCCGTCAAGATAACGATATTGAAGTGGAGCGCACCTAACGCAAAGGCAAAACTATTACAATTTTTCGACATAGTCGAAGAGGAGTACACCGGAGCAGACCTGAAAGAATTTGAAATTCTAGAGGAACTATGCAAGGACGGAGACATCGGCTTTGGAATAAACAGCGATACAGCGTCCTTTACGCTGTACAACAAAAACAGAAAATTCGACCGAGGGTACCTGAAATCTTTGGTGTTGCTCGGAAGGAAAGTGGTGCCGTTTATCGGAGTAGAAAAAGCGGATGGAAGCATTGAATACACAAAATTTGGTACGTTTTATTCAGATGACTGGAATGTACCACAAAGCGATGTATGGGTGAAGTTGAAGTGTGTTGACAAGCTAGACCGTCTTCAACGAATAACGTATATCGGTTATCCTTACACGGATATGGCTAATCTATACGACATAGCTGAAGACATTCTCCTAAAAAGCGGTTTCAAGCAAAACGAATTCAGTATAGACGAAGCGTTGAAACAGGATTACGTTGACAGGGCATTTTTGCAGAAGGGGACAAGTTGGGACAGCTTGCAAGCAGTTTGCTATGCGGGGTTGTGCAATGCGTACCTTGACAGAAACGATGTTCTGACGATACAGAAAGAAAAAGTTAGGGAAACAGGTGTTCTAATCGGTGCAAACAAGATAAAAAGCTACGAAAAGCATACGCGGAACACGGATTTCTGCAACTATGTTGAAGTAGCGTACACCGACGTGGAAGTGACTACAACGCAGATAACGGCATACGAAGGATATGTCAGCATAGACGCGGGAGAGCAGAAAACGCTCGTGGTTGACTATGGTGGACTAATAACCGATGCCGCAATTAGCTTCCTTCCAAGTGCGGGTATAGAACTGCTTGATTTCGAGAGCGGCGTAAACAGCGGCAGATTTGTGTTGAAAAACCACAATGCTTCGGCGGTGGTGACTACGGTGAAAATACAAGGAATGTCGATGAGTATATCAACGCAAACGGTTGTGGCTTCCGATGAAAAAAGCATCGAAGCGTGGGGAAAGCAAGAATACATTTACGAAAGCAGTGACCTGATTCAAAGCTATGAAAAAGCGCAGGAAATTGCTGAACTGATTTTGAACAGGCTCGCGCAGGGCAACGGCAACGTGCGAATCACGTGGCGCGGAGACCCTTCGCTAGGGCTTCAAGACACATTTATTACAAGCGACCGATTCGGCGCGAAGGACAAGTGTGTAAACGAATATAACCGTTACAAATTTAACGGTGGATTAGAGCAAGAAACAAGAGGGAGGTTAATTGATGGCAACGTGGAGTGAACCAAGAAGCAACTATGGCATTCAAGACGAAGTGAAGCCCGAAATATTTAACAACCTCGCTGAGAACGAAAAGTATTTGAAGGAAACACAGGACACCAAGATTACTTCGGCGCAGGTACAGGATGCAACGATAGCAAGCGTGGTGTATGGAAGCAGAACGAATATATCGGCGAGCGAAACGCTGAAAGTCGGCTTCGGCAAAGTAAGAAAATGGTTTGCCGATTTGAAGGCACTAGCTTTCAAAGATGCAATTACTGAAGCGGATATCAGCGGGACAATAAGCGGTGGAAAAATCAACGGTGCCGTAGCACTGGCTACAAAAGCAACGCAGTTAGAAACTAGCAGAAGCATTGGCTTATCGGGTGTTACTGCAACGGCGCGGTCGTTTAACGGAACCTCAGCGATTACAATCCCGATAACCGCTGTCCCCGCAAGTCTGCTGACGGGAACAATAACACTGGATTCGACAGGTAATGCTGCCACTGCGACTAAACTGAAAACAGCGCGTTCATTTGCGCTGTCGGGTGTAACTGCACAGGCGGTCAATTTCGATGGAAGCGGAAATGTGACATTGGTGATAACAGGTGTACCGGCAACACTGTTGACTGGCACAGCAAGCATTCCTACGAGTGGAAATGCGGGTAGTGCGACTAAGTTGCAGACGGCAAGAACAATTGGACTAAGCGGAGTTACGGCTACAGCACAAAGCTTTAATGGTACAGCGAATATAACCATTCCGATAACGGCAATTCCAGTAAGCTTGCTGACAGGAACACTCGACAGAGGAAGATTGCCTGTTGCAACAGCAACGGCGGTTGGAGCAGTAAAGGGCGGCTCGAACGTAACGGTCGCGGCAGATGGGACAATGACAGCAACCTTCTCAGGAACTGGTGTAACGGTAACAGCACGTGCCGGACTTGGCAATTTGACAAACCTAGATGATGTGTTGAACTACATATCGAACGTATTTCTGGGCAGTCAGGCGGTTACAAAGATTAAGGCAGGTACCTTTGATACTACGAGTTAAGGGAGGGAATATGGCAAATATTAAGGTTATTCGCGGCGATACGCTGAACATCGCCGTCGTGAACATTTTGATAGAAATGGACGATGGCTCATTCTATCCCATAACCAGCGAAGACAAATTCACTTTTTCTATTTGCATGCCAAGAAACAAGCCGATTTTACAACGGCGATTCCCTGATGGAATGCAACTTGTCAATGGCAGGGATTTGCTGATGACCTTCTCGCCGGAGGAGACAGAAACGCTGAAATGCCTGAGCTATGACTATGACTGCAAGTTCGATTACAAAGGAAAGGGAGAAGACATTCACACAATCGCTAGGGGCGAAGTGCAAGTGTACGAATCGGCTACAAAATTAGCAGGAGGTAGCGCATGAATGACAAGGTCATACGGATAGAAGCTGAGGTAGGGCAATTCAGCAGGGTAACAAGGAATTACAGTGGTCTCGAAAACGATGCAACGGTAGTAGCAATCGACAACACTAAAAGCACAATAGAGGTGCAACTGAAATCTCATCAATACGGAAGCAAACTAGAGTTTCCGAACGTGGGCAATTCGGCGGTCGTTTATTTGGACAGAGCGGCGAATAAAGCATATAGGTGGGATGAAAACAATTTGAAGTACTACTGCGTGGGCAGTAACTATGAGGACATAAAAATCATTAACGGAGGAACAGCAAATGAGTAATTTTACTTTGGAAAGCAGAATTCAAATAAGGAACGATATTGCGGCGAATTGGGTAACTGAAAACCCGATATTGCTGAAAGGTGAAATAGGTATCGAAAACGATACGAGAAAGTTCAAAATCGGCGATGGCTCCACGACGTGGAATTCGTTGAAGTATGCCAGTGCGCATGAGGTACAAATCAACACGGTCGATCCGACCAATGCAGACGTGGACTACGACATAGGCTCGTTTTGGATAAATACCACTGCTAAAACAATATTCACACTGATCGCAAAGACCTCAACCGCGATTTGGAAGAGACTGATTACGGCTGAAGAAATTACTGTCGTAGCAGAAGCGCAAGTGGCACAGAAGTTAAAAACGGCTAGGACTATTGGTATCACAGGAGACGGTACTGGCTCAACCAGTTTTGATGGTAGCGCGAACGCATCCATAACTTTGGTGCTGAAGAACAGTGGTGTTGTTGCGGGAACGTACACAAAATTGACGGTTGATGCAAAGGGTATTATTACAGCGGCTGAACAGCTTGCGGCGGCGGACATTCCTGAATTGACTCTCGCAAAGATAACCGATGCGGGAACAGCGGCTAGTAAAAATGTTGGCACCGGAATAGGAAACGTGGTTGAGGTGTTGGAAAACGGAAAAATCGATGAAAACCTTTTGCCCGCTATAGCAATATCAGAAACGTTCGAGGTGGCAAGTCAAACGGAAATGCTTGCTCTAAACGCACAGACCGGCGACGTTGCGGTGAGAACAGATGAAAACAAGTGCTACATTTTGAAGCAGAAACCATCAAGCACCCTTGCTAACTGGATATTACTTCGCACCCCGACTGACCTAGTGTTGTCGGTAAACGGCAAAACTGGTGCGGTTGTGCTCACAACCTCAGATGTATCGGAAGGGACAAATCTCTACTATACAGAAGCAAGAGCAACAGCGAACTTTAATGCCAATTTTGCGTCCAAGAGTTCGGGCGGGCTGTCTGATGGCTCAACACTTATACATTCGACGGATACGGTGATACTGAACGGCGGCAATGCATAAGGGGGTGGACTATGTCAACCTTCACGATAAAGGCTAAACAACAGCAAAGAATTGACACGGCGGCGAACTGGGTAACAAAGAACCCAGTTCTGCTTGTCGGCGAGCTTGGCATTGAAAGCGACACTGGGAAAATAAAGGTTGGTAATGGTGTTGCGGTGTGGAATTCACTTGCATATATCGGAATAACAACGGAGTACCTTGAAGCGAATTATGTCAAAAAGACTGGCACTGCGGCAAGTGCAACAAAACTAGCAACAGCACGGAGCATTGGTCTTTCGGGCGTTACGGCAACAGCGAAGAATTTCGATGGGACAGCGGCAATCGTAATACCAATTACTGCGGTACCCGCAACGCTTCTTACCGGAACAGCAAGCATACCGACAACTGGAAATGCAGGTAGCGCAACAAAATTGCAAACAGCTAGAACAATTGGTTTGTCGGGAGTAACGGCAACAGCGCAGAGTTTTAATGGCACGGCAAATATAGTTATTCCTATAACGGCAGTACCTACAAGTTTGCTTAGCGGGAATATAGATGCAAGCCGTATAACGGTAGCGGCAAACGCTAATCTAGGTAACAACACTAATTTGGCATCTGTACTGACATACATAGCGAACGTATTTGCAGGAAGCCAGTCGGTGACAAAGATTAAAGCGGGCACGTTTGACACAACCACATAAGGAGGTAAACACATGGGATACAGTAAAAACGGACAAGACTTTGTTAACTCATTGTGTGAGGTTGCTTATGGCAACACTTCGAACGATAAGAGGGCACGTGCGGATATCAATACGTCAAGGTTTTGGTTTGGCGGAGCGAACAGGGCAACGAATTATCCCGATGCGCAGTTTATTTCGTATGTAAGTGGATATCGATATAGTTCGGAGGCACTCGGTGGAAAGTTCGGAGGGTGGCCGACATTTCAAAGGAAGGAATACCAGATATCAGCAAAAGGGTACAGACCATACAGCAAAACACGTTACACTCAAAACACAAGTGGAAACCTATATCTGAAGGTGGCGGCTAATGGCTCTGTTTTTGTGACAAATAGCATTACGGCAACTAGTGGAACTACAATCTTGGACAGTTCCGTACAGGCGAAATACTGTTTTGTTTGCATGTGCGGTGGAGGCGGCGGCGGTGGTGGTTCTACCGTAGTTGCATCAGCAGGTGGTGGCGGTGGAGCAGGATATGCTTGGGCACTCTTGCAACTGACCAAATTCATATCCATATACATTGGTGCATCTGGCAGTGGCGGTGGAGGAACGCAGAATGGAAGTTGGGGAACTGATACCTCGGTTAATTACTACGAAAGCGCGACTGCATATAGGAATGGTGGTGCGATACTGGACGGATTAACCTGCTATGCAGGCGAGTCCGGATTAGGCGGCGGTAGCGGTGGTACTGGTGGCGCAGGCAAAGGCACAAACGGGCCAACCACTGGAACATATATTTATGCTGTCAAAGTGAAATCTGGTGCAAGCGGTGGAACGCGCAATAACGGAGGTGGAACAAGTTCCGTGAATTTTACAAACTATACACCCGAAGCAGAAACTATAACCTACTTTACTGGCGGTGGCGGTGCATCTGGTGGCTCTTCTGGCGGAGGCGGCGGAGGTGGCTCGCCCTTAGGTCAAGGAGGTAGCGGCGGTAATAAAGGTGGTGGCGGCGCAGGTACACTTGGCTCTGGTGGCGGAGGTGCAGGTTATAAGGCATTCACAACCCAGTCTGGTGGTGCTGGCGGGCCAGGCTATATCAACATTATGTATTAGGAGAAAACAATGGCAATTTTGATGAACGAAACAAACAACTATTACAAGATAGAGTTCGATGAGTGCAAAATCATGGGACTTTCGGTGTATGTAGTATTTTCAGTATATCAGACCGCCGAAGATAGAGAGAAGGAAAAGGTGCGCCGTCCGCTTTTGACGGATTTCCTCACAAAGGTACAACAGCGCATTACTGCTTTGAACGATGGTCTTTTGGCAAAGGTCGAGGAAATGGGTGTACAGCCGCAAGATATCACAGATGAAAATGGAATGATACTGGCAGAGCAATATCCCGAAATGAGAGCGCGGCAAGACGAGCTAATCAAATTGCAGAGTATTCCGCAGTCTGTTTACGAAAACTCGTATCGTTACGGGGACGCAGTTCCGGCACCGCTCGAATATACGATAAGCAAGGAAGAGTTGGTCGAGAAATACGGATACGATGAGGTTTGGACGACAGACCCAATAATTCTATCGCAAAAAGCCGAGATTTATTGCGGTGAGTACAAAGGCGAAGAGATATCCATGGAGTTCTACTATGAAAGGCTGAAAGCCGTGATGGTAGGAGAAACGGAGGACTGTTAGGAGGAATATGGAAATAATAACAATTACGCTAAGCATCTTGGCAAGTGTCGTCTCAGGGACGGCACTTTTCTTTTTGCAACGCTTTTTTAAGCGAAAGGATAAAAAGGACGAGAAGCGCGATGCAGTTAAAGCAAAAGAAAACGTCCTAATCATGAAGAGCATAGATGCTGTGGGTAAACTTACCGTAGCAAATAGCATCGCTCTTCGGGACGGCAAAACAAATGGCGAAATGCATGCCGCGCTCGACGCTTATTCGGAAGTATCGCAGGAAATGCTTGAATATCTGTTAGAGCGCAATGCAGAAAAATAGGAGGATAGAATATGGAATACTTACAAATAATCAGCGTACCGGTCATAGTGGCAATCGTGTACTGGGTGATAAACCTAATCAAATATGCAACGAAAGAAAATGAAACCTTTAAGCGTTTTATACCATTGGTTTCAGCGGGACTGGGTGCATTGTTCGGACTGATATGCTTTTATGCGCTCCCCGAAATAATCGCGGCACCTAATGTGTTGGTAGCTGTGTTATCAGGCGGGGCAAGCGGTCTGTCTGCAACTGGATGCAATCAGGTCATTAAGCAAATGACGAAAGAAGCGGAGGAAAAAAAGAATGACGAAAAATGATGAATGCGCCTTTGCGGACAGCCTTCTACACTACTTTTGGATAAAGGGTTGGCTCACCGACGAGGAATACGAGAGACTGGTTAAGAAAAACGCCATTTCTTTCTGTTCCTGAGCATTTTTCAATAGACTTAATAAAAGCTTTGCGGTATTGTTGTCCCCACCAAAACGGTGGGGATAATTTTATGCCCAAAAATGTTCCCACACACGGAGTGAAAACTTAAAAAAGGAGGTAGAGTATGGAGCAAAAATTAAGGGCGGCGGCGTACATAAGGGTATCAACGTCTTCTAGGTTCCAGTGTCACAGCTATGAGTTCCAAGTCGAAACCTTGCGGCGGGAACTACAGGAAAAGAACGAAGTGGAGCTAGTAGCGGTTTATGCTGATAAGGGCATAAGCGGCAAAGCAATGAGGAATAGGTCGGAGTTCAGACTGATGATGGAAGCGGCGCGCAATGGTGAAATTGACATCATATATTGCAAGTCGGTATCAAGGTTTGCAAGGAATACGACCGAATTGCTTTCCACAACACGCGAACTGCGTGAAATCGGTGTAGCCGTGTACTTTGAAACAGAGATGATTAACACGCTCGACACGTCGAGTGAGTTATATCTGATAATCGCGGCGGCGGTCGCAGAAAACGAATTGTCGGTATGCGGGGAAAGGAACGCATGGTCAACCCTCGATAACTTCAAGCAAGGGAAGATGTACTACGGAAACGGAGTATACGGTTATACGATAAACAAGGAAAGAAGAACGCTTGAGGTGGATCCGGCAACTGCTGGCACCGTGCGTTACATATTCAGCGAGTACATAAGAGGGCAAAGCGCAGACAAAATAGCAAAAGAATTGAATCAGGCGCACATTAGACCTCCACGCGTAGACAACTGGTCAAGTAGCGCGGTGCTTTCAATATTGCGAAATGAAAAGTACGTCGGCGACTGCATGTTGCAGAAAACGTACATGGAAAAGGGTGTAAAAAAGAAAAACAAAGGTGAACGTGATGCGTTCATCATCGAAGATAGTCATGCATCAATAGTGAGCCGCGAGGATTTCGAGCGCGCAAAAATGGTGCGAGAAAGCAAGCCAACGCATGTACTTTATGACCGCAAAGCAACAACATATCCGTTCACAGGGCTAATTGAATGTGGTTGTTGCGGAAAGCATTACACGCACAAGGTGAATAGGGCAGGTACCGCATATGCGTATGATATATGGGCGTGTGCAACAGCGACGAAAAAAGGTCGTGCTAATTGCGCGGACAGTACCTCAATAAAGGACGAGACACTTAGACGGCTGTTTGTCGAAGCATACAACGAATTCGTTAATTCGGATAGGGCGAAGGTCGTGAACACATCAATAACAGCCCGCAAGGAGCGGTTGCTGAAGGATGAGCGGGAGTTGCTTAGACTAAGGACTAAAGGGATAATGGAACAACATGAATATTCAATCGAGGTCGAAAAAATCAGAAGGGAATTAAGACAGATTGATGAACAGGCGGGAAAAATGAAGGCGCAGAATTTACGAGCGAATGAATGCCAGCCGATAACCGCCTTCGACGAACACAAACTAGAACGCTTCATAAGCAGAATCGTAATACGGAATTTTACGGTGACGTTCGTATTCGTCAATGGAATCAGCATAGAAAAGACCTATGAAAATGGGAAACACGGAGATATAAGGGACTGGATAAGGGTAAACGGACACCCGAGTACGCGAAAAAAGGAGGTACGGCTCAATGGAAGAAACAGTAAAGAATAGGGTTGTAAAAACCATTCCTGCTAAAAGTAGAGCACAAATACTCGGTAGAACAGATAGCAGGAAAATACGGACAGGGGCATACGCTAGAGTATCAACCGACCGTTCAGAACAAGAGGATAGTTACGAACGACAGGTCGACTATTTCACGCGATACATTAACGCAAACCCAGATTGGGAGTTCGCAGGTGTATTCGCAGACCCTGCAATAACAGGAACACGCGCAGATAAACGACCTGAATTTAATCGTATGCTTCAAGCGTGTAGAGCAAAGGAAATAGACCGGATAATCGTGAAAAGCATATCGCGATTTGCTAGAAACACTGTTGATGCGCTCACGTATATCCGAGAGCTGAAGGAACTCGGCGTGGCGATATACTTTGATAATGAAAAAATAGACACCATGACACCGGGCGGCGAAATCCTTATAACAATACTGGCAGGTATGGCAGAGCAGGAGAGTCGAAACATCGCAAAAAATGTAACGTGGGCATTCGAGAAGAAAATGCTACGCGGCGACATAATACTGAACACTACGCGCTTTCTCGGATATAAGAAAAACGAGGATGGAACACTGTCTATCGTGCCCGAGGAAGCGGAAATAGTATCGCGTATATATAGCGAATTTCTGCAAGGCTATTCGACATCGCAGATAGCGCACCACTTGATGGATGACGGAGTGCCCTCGCCGAGCGGGAATAAAGGTTTATGGTACCCGAGCACGATATTAAGTATGCTGAAAAATGAAAAGTATATGGGAACAGTCATACAAGGGAAGACGTTCAAACCTGACGTGCTATCGAAGAAGCGGCATAAAAATGTTGGGCAGAGGGAATTGCACACAATGGAAGACTGCATACCTGCAATAATATCAAAGAAGAAATTCGAACTAGTGCAGACGATGCTAGGAGCAAGGAATAATCTGCGGAGTGCAACGCAAACTGGAGAAGGAAAATTTTCGAGCAAATATGCGTTCAGCGGTATGCTGTACTGCGGAACTTGCGGTGGTAAACTTCGAAGACACGCTATCTATCGTCAAGGGACGGTTACGCGGACTTGGGCTTGCGCAACGCACGTCATTCACGGCGATGAGGAGTGCACGGCTCGGTGCGTAAAAGAGGACGATATCAAGGATGCCTTCGTCAGGGCACTACAAAAAATGATGGATGGCAAGTACGCGGCAATGCTAACGCGACTGAAACAGAATATTAAGGAAGAGGTGATAGCCGGAGACAGGGAGCAAATAGCACGGCTGACAGAGCAGATAGACGAACTACGCGAACAGATATTAACCAAAAACCGTTCTCAGCGAATGGGGGTGCTGAACGATGTGTCATATAGCCAAGAGGTCGCCGAACTTGAGATGCGTATCGATGCGATAGAGCACGAAAAGCAGAAGCTGATGGATAATGTGGGGTGCTTAGACACAGCGAAAAACAGGATAGAAAATATGTTCGCCGCGATAGAACGAATAAAGAATAACGCTGAGTTTGACGATGGGGTATTCAAGGAACTGGTGGAATCGGTTATAATAACCGAAGACCGCCAAGCTGAAATACACTTCAACTGTGGCATAACGGTAAAGGAACGACTGGAAATAAACCAATAAAACAGATGACCGCTCGCAGAAATGCGGGCGGTTTTTTTCGTTATAACGCAGAAAAGGTCGCAGGCGGTCGTGCGTTTGGTGTGTAAAAATATGGACAGGGGGTAGCCTTTTCGGGCATGGCTTGACACGCCGAGCGGGCACGGAGTATAATTATAAAACCGAGACATTTTGTTGTCTCGAAGTTGTCGAAACTTCAATATGTATTTTTCAAGCGAGACATATTGCCGTTTCAACACACATAGAAACTCTGGTTTGTATGACGCGTAAAGTGTGAAAATACAGAAAATAGGAGGATGTATAATGGAAATTGATAAGTCAAGGATTATTGATTTAATGAAAAGGAATCAACATAGATACGAGGGTTCGCTTTATCATTATACTTCGCCAGCGGGTTTTTTGGGCATCGTGGGCGGTGATATGAAACTATGGTTTACGCGCTATGATTTCCTTAATGATAAAACCGAAGGAAAAGATGTTATTGATGCATATAAAAAAACTTGTCATAGGTTATACTTGGAAAAAATACTAGATGAAGAAACCTATCGCAACATAAACGATATCAAACTAGACCATGTGAAACAAATAAGGTGCGAATATTCTGGTGAAGTGGTTTACCTCAAAAGAGCTGTTGATTACTATTTATGCAGCTTTTCAAGAAATTCCG